CTCAAGAAGATATTAATACTTATACACCTTCAGCAACTAACACTGCTGGTACACAAAGACTTGCAGATGGATCTAAACTAGTTGGAGCGATTAGAGGTCGTGATGCTATTTACATATGGACTGATACTGCATTATTTATCATGCGTTTTGTTGGTCCACCATTTACATTTTCATTTCAACAGGTTGGTACAAACTGTGGATTGATTGGTCAGAACGCAGCTGTTGAAGTTGATGGTACAGCTTATTGGATGTCAGAGAATGGTTTTTTTAGATACACAGGTAAACTAGAATCATTACCATGTTTAGTTGAAGACCATGTTTTTGATGATATTAATACTACACCTAAACAACATATTAACGCTGGATTAAATAATTTATTTGGTGAAGTTATGTGGTTTTATCCAAACTCTGGTTCTGGTGTTGTAAATAGAATGGTTGCATATAATTATCTAGACTCAAGTCCCGAGCGACCAGTGTGGACCACAGGCACACTTGCAAGAACAGCGTGGGAAGATTCTGCTATATTTGGTAAACCACACGCAACTGAATATGATGAAAGCGCTGAAACAGCAGATACAGATGTTAATTATGTTCATGGTAATACTGATGGAGCTTCAACATATTATGAACATGAGACAGGTTTAAACCAAGTTAAATTAGGACAAACCACTGCTATCACAGCAAACATACAATCAGGAAGTTTTGATATTGGTCAACAAGGATTAGCTGGAGATGGTGAGTTCATGATGAAAATAAGAAGAGTCATACCAGACTTTTTATCACAAACAGGTGATGCAAGAGTAACTTTAAATTTACGAGACTTTCCAAATCAAACAAAAGCTAGTTCTTCTCTAGGTCCATTTACAATAACTAGTAGTTCAACTAAAATAGATACACGTGCTAGAGCTAGAGAGATATCTTTAAAAGTAGAAAACACTAGCACAAGTCAGTTTTGGAAACTTGGAACATTTAGAATAGACTATCAACCGGACGGTAG